AAGGCACGCCCACGCCGACGGCTCGACCAACGGGGAGAGGACGACGGCTTGCACGTGGTAGTCGCGGGCCACCCGGTCGGCGAGCTGCACGGCGAGGATGGTGCCCGTGTCCGCGTCCGACGCGTAGGGCAAGTCGAACCGGGACCAGGAGTGGCGGCCGTACTTGGCGATCGAGTCGGCGTCCTCCACCCACTCCGCGGTGCCGCCGATCCGACTGATGCCGATGACGTTCTGGATGTCCATGTCGTCCGCCGTCGTCACGATGCTGGACACGCAGACGGCGTCGGGGTCGACCTGGCCGTCACCCAACCGCCAGTCGGTGCGTTCCGCCTTCGTGCGCAACCAGTCGCGGTCACCGAACCGGAACGCGCCGCTGGTGTCGACCCACACGACACCGGCCTCGGTGTCGGCCGTCAGGAAGATCTCCTCGAGGGCGGGCGCTGCCAGCGTGGTGGCTTGCAGGGCGAACGTGCCCGGGGCCAGGTTGCGGGCCGCCTGCCACTCGGCCCGGTCCAAAATGCGGTTGATGCGCGACCCGGCCGCCTCACCCGCACCTTGGGGGGCGAGCTCCTCCTGATCCAAATTGGCGAGGGCTTTGAAGCCGTCCGACGCCACGACGGTCAGGGTCAGTTCGTCGGGCGAGTCGACCTCGGTGAGGTAGTCGATCCAACCGGTGAACAGCCACCACGTGTCGCCCGACAGCAGGTCGGTCACGCCGACGCGCAACGGCAGGTTCCCCCGGTTCGGCCGCAACCCGGTCGCCGGGTCGACGTACCAGGGGGCCAACGTGGCGTCGCGGGGTACGAGGACCAGCGACGCCGTCGACGAGCTGGCCCGTTGCGACGGTGACGTCGCACCCCTGATGATGTTGGAACCGGCGGCGACGTCGCACTCCACGGGCCGCCAATCCCACCACGGACCCCACCTGCCTGTCGTGTCCCACAGGGCCTCGTCCCAGCGGAACTCGGGGCCGTGCACGGCGGGGTAGCCGATCTCCACGGTCGGGCCGTGCAGGGTGCCGGGCCAACGGGCGACGCTCACGGGTTGATCTCGACGTAGTGGCCGTTGCGGAACACGTAGCGGGCCGCGACGGACTGCTGGGTGCGGCCCCCGCCCAGGGCGCCGTTGATGGCGTTGCGGACGTTGGTCGTGAACTCGGTGAGGCCGCGGGCGGCGATGTTGACGTACACGGTGCGGCCGTCCAGGTTGTCGGCCTTCGTCTTCGCGTCGTCCAGGTCGGAGTCGCGGGCGAGGACGGTGAGCGCGGCGGCGGTGCCGTCGATGTCGGACACGAAATCCGAGACCTTGGTACGGCCCTTCGAGTCGTCCGCTCCGACCTTCACCTTCGGGTTCTTCGCTTCGGTGGCACCCACGAACCCGTCGACCTGACGTTCCGCTGGGCGGGTGACCGCGCCCAGCTCCATGTAGGCCAGGTACTCGGCGGATGACACGTCGAGCAGGTCCTTCTTCGCCTGCTTCGTCTCGGCGTCAGCGGTGACTGCCACATCGCGGGGCGCGGACAGTTCGGCCAGCAGGCCGGCCGCGGTGTCGTAGTCCCCGGCTTCGATGGCCGCCGAGATGGCAGTCATCTTGTCTGGGGGGATGCCGTTCAGGGTGGCGATGTGATCGAGGATCGCCTGGCGGGCCGGACCGTCCAACGTGCCGGCCAGGTTGAGCAGTTCCCAGTTCATGTTGTCGAGCTGCTCGGTTTGGGTCATCGTGACGCCCTGCGACAACTGGGCCAGGCGCATCTCCTCGACGCGGGCCGCCGCCACGGCCAGCACGTCGTCGCGCTGTTCCTGCCAAGTCGAGGCCGAGTCAGCCAGCGTCGCGGCCAACTCGGCCTCGGCGTCGATGCGGTCGATGACGGCCTCGGCGTGCGTCTTGAAGACACCGAGCTGTTCTTCGGCGGCGGCCGCGGCGTCACGATGCGCCGCTGCTTGCTCCTCCAGGCTGGCGACGTTGTCCTGTACTCGATCGTTGAACGCCTTGAGCGGGCCGAGCGCTTTCTCGAACGCCGCTTTCTGCTCTTCGACGGACAGCGTCACGTCGTCGATGCCCACCTCGAGGCCGCCCATGGCCTGCTCGCCGAGCAGGGCGGCGCCTTCGAGCCCGCCCGTGTCGATGTTGTTGAACGCCGCCGTCGCCTCCGTCGCGATCGAGCCGGCCGTCGTGCGCATCCCCGCTGCGAACGTGTCACCGATGAACGCGCCCAGGTTGGCGGCGTCGGCTTCGGTCGTACCCCTCGCCTTGTCGATCTCGCCGGTGAGGAACTGGCCGACGAACCCCTCCGTGAGCCAACCGGCAGCGTTGCTGATGTTGCGACCCAGCCCAGAGAAGAAATCACCCCAGCTGCCCTCGTCGAGACCGTTCAGGGTGTCGACGATCTCGGTGACGACGGGCAGCACCTTCTGACCCAGTTCGCCGGCGAGAGCGGCGAATTTGGCTTTCAGTTCCGCCATCTCCTTCTGGTAGGTGATGGCGTTGTCGATGTCGTCCTCGCCCAGGACGGCCAGCTCGGGGACCGCTTCGATGGCGGCGCTCACCGACCCGTACTGCGACTTCAACTGTTGGAGTTGGCGGACGCCTTCCTCGCCGAAGAGTTGCGAGCTGATGATGGCCCGCCGGGTGGCGTCGTCCACGTTGTCGACGGCGTCGGCGGCGGCGACGAAGTTGTCGATCGGGCTGCCACCCATCTCGATGCCCAACTCTTTGACGAGCGCCGGTTGGGCGTCGAGGGCGCCGGTGGTCTGCAGGACGATGTCCATCAGGTCGGACGCTTCGATCCCGGTGGCGGCGAACGCGCCCCGCAGCCGCGACGCATCCTCGACGGAGCCGCCCAACAGGTCCGAGATCTGCTTGACCTCCGTTGCTGTGTCCGCCGCCGAGTCGGCAGCCGCGAACAGGCCCGTCGCCACTGCCACCGCCGCCGCCGCCGGGCCGGCCGACGCGCTACCCAGAATCGAACCGATCGGGCCGAGCTCGGACACCAGTCCTTCAGCAGCCCCGCCGGCCGAGTCGAGAGCGCCCCGCAGACCACTGACGCCGGACGTGTCGGCGTCGATATCGATGTCGTTCCGGTCGACCTTGTCGATGGCCCCGTTCAGCTGCTCGATCTGAGTGCGGGCCTGAGCGATGCCGGTTGTGATGACCTTGATGTCAACGGGGTCGTCCGCAGACTGCAGCAGCTTCGAGAGACGCTTGATCTCGGCTTGCGCACCTTCGGTCTTGGCGTCGACGAGCAACGTCAACGCGTCGTCGGTCAGCTCGTCGCCCAGCTCCGCGATGTTCTCCAGGTCCCGTTCGGCCTGTTTCGCGTCGGCTTCGATCTTGATCCGCAACCGTTCGTCAGGCACCGCTCACCGCCTCATGCAACGCGTCCTGGAAGATCTTCAGGACAAGCGGCCGGGACCGTTTCCTCACCTTGATCCAGGCGTGGGAACCGGTGGTACCCGGATGGAACACCGGGCCCATCCGCCACGCCGAGCCGTACTTCGTGCGCCCGGGCGCGCCCGGCTGGCGGAGACGGCGGTTCAGGGCGCCCCTCTTGCCTGTCTTGCGGTTGAACGCGGTCGGGTTGTAGTTCCGGTTGCCGCTCTTGGAGGCCCGACCGAAGCCGATGACGTGCGGTTCGGTGCCGTAGGTGACGATGGCCCACAGGCCGGGTGGGACAGCCTGGATCGTGACCTCAGCTTGTGCGCCGTCGGCGTCGTAGTCATCGCGGGTCAACAGGCGGGCCCGTCGGCCGAAGCCGGACAGCCGCCGGTCGGGTCCGGCGACCTTCATGGCCTCGATGTCCGCGACCCGTTTCACCGCCTTGATGGCGGCCAGCATCGCTATAGGCGGAACACGTCCGACGTCGACGGCGACACGATCGAGGGACACACCAGCTCAGACGGAAGAGTCCGCCATCTCGGGCTCTTCGGCTGCCGTTGCGGCGCCGACGGGGGTGGGGCCGAACGCGACGATCGGCTTGTCGATACACCGGAACGACACGTCCGAAACGAGCGGCGTCGCCGGCGCGCCGCCGATGGCGGACGCTCCGATGTAGACATGGGCCAGGAACTTGGGGATCTTGTCCGTCGCTCCCGTCGACACGTACACCCAGCCTTCGACGCCGTCGTTCTCGAACAGGAACTCGAGGAGTCCGGCCGTCGTGTTGGCGTCCTGCACCAAGCTGATGTCGAGCGCCCATTCCGACGCCGACGGCAGGGGGATGGTGCGGGCCGGTTCGCAGAACGTGCCCGGCAGATCACTGGTGTCACTGCCAGCGGTGGGGGTCAACGTGGCCGACGTGATCTGGCAGGTGAAGTCGTCGTATCCGGTGATCACCTCCGTCGCCAGGGCAGTCGCATCAGCAATAGCAGGGTCGGTCGTGGTGAACCCGACCATCGACCCGGGCCGGGCGATCATCCACACGTTCGTAGCCATAGGGGAACTCCTGTTCAGGTGCAGTAGGTGACGGTCGCGACGACGGTCAAGGTGTGGGATGGCTGTTCGTGGCCGCCGACGATCACCGTTCCCGGCTCCACGCTGTCGACGGAGATGCCCAGGGCCTGGGCTCGTTCGAGGTCTTCGATGACGGCCCACGCCACGTCGTCCAGCTCGGTGTGAACCTCGTCGAAGTCGTAGGCCCGGCCGACGACGATCACCGGGTACTCCAACGACCACATGCCGGCCATGGATGTGGTGCGGGTCATGGTGGGCGGGCCGACGACGGCGCAGGGCAGGTGGGCGACGTCGTCGGGTGGGGTGCCGTAGGCGGGGACGGCGGTGATCGCGGCGGCGATCGCCAACCGCACCTGAGAGATGGGGGTGCGTGTCCCCGCCATCGGCACGACCATTACGCGACCCCGACTTTCGTCATGTCGATGTACGGCCTGAGCTTGCGGCGAATGTCGGGGTCCAGGGCGGTGACGCGCACGACGCCGAACTCGGAGAACCCGGCGACGCCTTCGGGGCTGCGGCGGCGTTGGTACCAGCGGTTGGCCTGGTCGATGATGGCGCCCTGGACTTCGTCCTCGGTCAGGTACTGCGGGTACACGACGAACGCCGTCGAGGACAGGGCCTGGTCGAGCGCCATTTGCAGGTTGTCGTCGTCGGCGGTGCCGACAGCGCCGACCCAGCGGCGCAGGGTCGCCAGGTCGGCGGTGACGGGCACCGGTATCAGCTCCCGAGGATTCCGGCGCGGGCCTTGCCGGCCGCCTCGGCGGCGAGCACGGCGTCACGCTGGTCGGGGTGCTTGTCGAGGTACGTGTTGACCTGCTCGACGGTGTACTCGCCCGGGTCGTACCCGCCTTCGGGGGGCGGGTCGATGGTGCCCGAATCCAGCTCCGTCCAGATCGGCTGAACGCCAACCGCTTCCCGGTTCGGGTCGTCGAACATGCTCATGGCGTCTTCGTGACCTTCACGACACCGGTCGGTTCGATGACGACACAGTCGAAGTCGCCGGCGTAGCCGACCTGGACACCCCACACGGACGGTTCGACGACCTGCAGGGCGCCGTAGCGGTACTCGAACGCCTTCACGGCGGCGGTCGAGTAGACGAGCACCTGACCGGCGTCGAGAGCGGCCGACATGATCGACCTGATCCCGCCGATGTTGCCCACGTCACCCGTCCCGACCCCCGCCGCGGAGAACCCGATGCCGTACCCGTTCTGCGGGTTGACGGGTGGGAACACGGGGCCGATCAGTCCGAGCATGTCGGGCGACATGGCGATGACCGTCGTCCCCTGACCTTTCGTCGCCGCGAACACGGACCCGGCCGCGGTGTAGACGGCTGCGGCGATCTGGGCGGCCGTGTTCACCCCGGTCGGCAGGATCGGACCGGACGTCCCGCCCGCCCACATGACGTCGGCGGCCTCCTCCTCCGTTTCGATGGCGTACTGCCCGGCCAGGTCCATGATGATCATGTCCATGATCGCCGGACTCGACCGGTTGATGTCCTGCTTCGAAACGTTGACGTACCCGCCGAAGGTGTCCGCCCCGAGCGGAGTCTTCGTAATCGTCATCTTGCGACTGGCCAGTTCAGTTTTCTCTCCGGCCTGCTTGGCGACCGACGTGTGTTGCGTCACCCGGGCGTACGACCACGACCCGGAACCGAGGTCGACGGGACCGAGCGAGTTCACGAGCGGCCGCGACTCGTCGACGAAATTGACGACCGGCTGCACGATGTTCTCGGGCAGCAATCCCGGGTTGTCGGCGGTGGTCTGGTGGGCGGCGACACGGTGGAACACCTCGAGCCGGTTCCGGGAATCCTCGTCACCCAACTGGGCGAAGTACATCTCGGCGATGTACGCCCCGGCGGTGCGGTACTCGACCGGCTGCCGGGTTTCGGTGCTGCGGTAGGCGCCGACCTGCTTCGCGATCTCCGCCGTCCGCTGCCGCGACTCCGCCGTGATACGAGCCGACTCTTTCAACGGGTCCAGCTGGTCGGCGAGTTCGCCCATCCGCTTGCGGGCCTTCGCGATCAGCTCCATGTCCTTCTGGTCGAGGTCGCGGCCGGCGTCCTCAGCAGTGCTGACGAGACTGTCGATCAGCTGTTGGCGTTCCTCCATCTCCGAGGAGAGGCGGACGATCATTGCGTCAGTAGCACTCACAGGGTGACTCCAGTACGTGAAGGGTTGAAGTTCACGTAGGGCTCGTCACCCGCAACAGCCGGCCTGCCCTGCAGTCATCAACGGCTGGTAGCGATTCGTCCTACTCGGCGCTCGTACCCGCCATCGTAGACGCCGGGTGCGACACGAATGGTGGACGGTGCCCTAGGAGCCGTCCAGGGCGGCCCAGCGGGCCTCCAGACGCCACCGGCGTATCTGATCCAGGTTCGGGGTGGGAACACGCTCCCGTGGCTCCTGGGCCGTTTCAGGGGGAGCGGTGCGGACGGCGAGGACGCGGGCGTCTTCGTAGGCGGGGTCGGGTGTCATGGCGATGTGACCGAGCCACAGCTTCGTCAGGCGGCGCAGCTCGCGGCCCTGCTCCCACGTCTCGCCACCGGCCATCACACAGAACCCGGCCGACGCGTCCAAGATGTCGTCGGCGGCCAGGGCCAACGTCTCGTCGCCGAGCGGGGTCTGCGCGATGCGGATCTCCGCCACCAGCCCCTCCTCGCGTGACGGGTGCAGCGCGGTGGCGCGACCCACGGTGCGTGTGACGTCATGGTCCCGGTTTACCCGCACCCGGTTCGGCCGGCGGTCGATCCCGTCGAACGCCCCCCGCGTGACGACCTCACGCACGACACGGCCCCGGTGGATGACCGTCGCCTCCGATTCGTAGGGCATGACGATCAGGTCGATGGTGCGATGCTCCCAGGACACGCCGATCTGGGTGGCGGTGCGGTATTCGAGTTCGCCGTTCATAGGAGCACTCCTGGGGCGCCGAGACGTTCGGCGGTCTGGATCTGGTCGACGGTCAGAACCGGGCGGCCCAGGTCGTCGCGGATGCGGTTCAGGATCTCGTACACCTGGGCGCGGACCAACGGGTCGGCCTGCACGTAGCTGTCACGGTTCAGCTCCAACCGCGTACCCCGCGGGGTCAACCAGGCGGACAGGGCGGCCGTGACGGTCGCCGCTTTCGGCCGCAACGACGCCCGCCAGTGGTAGTCGAACAAGGCGTTCACGTTCGAGTACGTCATCGAATCCCCACCGGAGGGAAGTCCCATCAGGAACGGTGGGACGCCCAACAGGATGGCGATGCGGGACTCGTTGAACTGCCACAGCTCGATGAGGGCCATGTCCTTGGGTGACAGTTGCAGGGCTTCGAACGTGATCCCGCCCGACAGGACGGCGGGCAGTCCCATCTTGGAGAGGCGGGCCGTCACCCAGGCGTCCTGCAAGTCGCTGGCCTGTTCGGCGGTGAGCTCGTCGGGGTGGGTGAGGACGGCGTTCGGGATGGCACCCGTCTCGGCCAGGTTCGTGGCGTACTGGGTGAGGACACGCCCCGCCACGAGGCGGGCACGCCCCGCCTCGAGGGGGCCGTGGCCGTGGGCGTCACCCACCGCCGAGCGGTACCGGACGTGCAACAAATCCGCCGTGACGTCGACCTGGCCGACCTGGTAGCGGCGGGTTCCGTCGCCGCCGATGTCGGCCTGCACCGTCCACGGGGGCACCACATGGAACCGGGCCGGCCATCCGTCCCCGTAGCGGGCCGTGGCCAGGACGAACGCCTCGCCGAGCTGGTAGTCCCAGAAGAGCTGCTTCGCGAACTCCTCCCACGACGTGTACAGATCGGGGTCGGGGTTCGTCAACCAGGCGTCGGGCAGGTTCGGCGACGCGCCGACCAGATAGGGCGGCATGGTCGCCATCACACTGCTGTTCAAGTCCAAGCAGGCCCACGCGGTGTCCGTCAACGCGTTCAGATGGCCCCACCAGTTCGGGGTGTCCCACTCGGCGGGCCACCCCGACCACGGCGACGCCTTCGGCGGACCCGACCGCCAAGGACCGGCCGGGCCCGTGTCGACGAACGTCACCGCCCCGACTTCGCCCGGCCGGGCCGTGGGCGGGCCCACAGTGGCGGGCGGATTGGCGGCCGGGTCGTTGTCGTTCGGCAACAACGACCGCTCGTTGCTCACACCCTTCTTCGTCATGTCACACCCCCCTGGTTCAATGGATGGCCGGTACCGGCTTCGGAGCCACCGCCGCCCGCAACGCCCAACACAAGGCGCGCAGCAGATCCGACCGGCGGCCCGGCACCAACGACAAACCGGTCGCTGTCTCCCGCACCCGCACCCCGAACATCTGCTCGTCCAGATCGGGCGTGCCGTCATGCAACACCCGGCCCTGCTCGGCCAGCTCGCGCAGCAACGGCAGACCGTGACGGGTCTCCTTCGCGCCGGCCAGGACCGCCTTCGGGAACCGCTGCCCCAGCGAGGCGCCGACCATCAGCATGAACGGGGCGAGCTGCTCGGCCTGGGCGTACGCCTCGTCCACCGTCGCGAACAGACGGCCGTCCACCTCCCACCGACCGTCGCTCATGGGGGCGACGACGGCCAGGCTGGCACCACGGCCGAAGTCGTCCTCCACCGCGACCCACATGCGGCCGTGACCGCCCGGGTCGCGCACCTCAAGGGATCGCCAGGTGTGCTCCGACACGATCGGCTCACCCGGGCCGGCGTCGACCAGCAGAGCCGGCCACACGTTCAACACCTGGGAGCGGAACGACTCGGTGGCGTCCGTCTCGTCAGGGTCCAACGACTGACCCGACTCGACGCGGGCCAAACGGTTCCTGATGAGACGCTGCCGGGCCGGCGACCAGAACGGCGACGCTGCCCGCCACCCGTCCCGATCGTCGATCGCGCAGTCCCTCGCCGCCGACCACTCCACCAACAGCGTGTCGCTCGGCGCGACCAGCTCGAGCAGAGCGGCGGCGCGCCGCGACGGGAACAACGTGGTCGCCTTGCGGTGCGCCGTCGACGCCAACAACAACTGCGGTGAGACACGTTGAATCATCGTCGGCTCCAACCCGTCGTCGATGATCTCGGGTCGCACTGCCCACGCCTCGTCCACCACCGCCCACGACGCCGAGTAGCCGTACACCGCGCCCCGCGCCCGGACGATCCACCGCGACTTCGAGCGTTCGTCGGTGATCGCCTCCTGGCCGTTGACGTGGCGCATCTTGTAGCCGCCTCGGTCCTTCGCCCACGCCTGGATCGGGTCGATGACCTCCTTGCATACCGCGACGTCCTTGCCGGTGTGGACGATCGTCTGCGGTTCCCCCCAACGGGCCGCCTGATGCAGGCGCCACGCCAGGGCGCCCTGCAACAGCCACGACTTGCCGTTCTGGCGGGACGTCGACAGCAACGCCGACAACCAGCACAGCCGCCCGTCCGTGTCGTGCTCGAGGATGCGGGTCAGGGCGAGCCGCTGCCACCAGTACAGCTCCATGCCGAGCTCGCGGAAGATCCACGCCTCGGCGTCCACCCCGAACGACCCCACCGCGTCCGCATGCGGAGCGGTCATCAGCCGCGGCCACGTCCCCTCCACCGGCACGTCCCGCAGATCCGTCAACCAGGGCACATCCCAGCACGGGTCGTCCACGGCGAGACCGTCAGGGTCGGGGATCTCGACGTTCGCCTTCGCCCGGCCCACCCACGCCAACAGGCCACCCTGCAACGAGGAGCACTCCGCGCACGACGGCACCACGCTGCAGCAGTCCGTGCCCTCGATGTGATCGTGCATGACCAAGGGCGGCTGGTGATCGGCGACCGTGGCCGGCCGCTCCTGGCAGTGCTCGCACAGCACCCCCCCAGCCAGAAGCTTCAGGCGACGCTGCTGATGAGCGTAGTTATACGGCGAAACAGAATTAGTCATTAACGAATTCCGACGTTAAACGAGAATCCAGGGGAAAAGTGCCAGAGAAGGCCGGGGTCCTTCTTCTCTCTCTCCAC